ATGTTGGTGAGATTGGGGTGATGGGGGAGAGGTGGGTTCGTTTAGATGCCGATTTTGCTAATGAACATTTGGCTATAATAACCTTTTGTTCCGAACAAAGTTCTTGACACTGTCTATTTTCCTGTTAGTGTCTTATTTGTAGCGAGCAATCCCGCTTGTTATTAATCAATGGAGTAATTAAAAGATGAATAAACTAAACGATAATACAGCTCGCGAACTTCTGGGTATTACAACCAAAAGTTCGTTGTATCTGAATCAAGCTCAGTTAGCCGCGTGTACTGCTATGGGTAATATAGCAGGTGAACTTGAGATAACTCAAGGGCAGTTATATGTTAAGGAAATAGAGTTAGCCTGTGCGTTCTATAACATAGTAACCGACGGCGGTAAGGTTGAGCCTGACTTTAATGTATGGACTCAATCGCGTAAGTTAGTTACAAAATTATGTGTAGATGCTCACGGATTAAGTGAGGATAGAGTACGTCACATAATAGGTAAGGCTATTAAGTTACTTGCTGAGGGTGTTCTTGATTGCAGTTTAGATAGCGCTACCGCAGGTGAAGTACTGGTAGCAACGAAGCCTGCAAAGGCAACACCTGATGCGGTTCGAATGAGCGCAAAACGTGCCGCGTTGGTTGAGAAGTTTGAAGGAAAATCCGATAGCGATTTAATGGCTGAAGCTCAGGAACTTGGTAATACAGGTAACTATGCAGAGGCAGGCGAATTTGCTAAGGAACTAGAATCTAGGCAGAAAGCCCAAGCGAAAGCAACGGCAAAAGCAGAACGTTCTGGTAGAACTGAGCTTAACAAAGAGGTACGCGGCGGATTGAAAGACGCGTCCACTGAGTTAGCGGCTTACATGGCATGGCTCGTAAAGCATGAAGATAGTCAGGCTGAGTTCATAGCTCAACAGATTAATGCTTGGAAAGAACATACAAGTTAATTAATCTACGTAGTTAATTAAGCCCCACTTCGGTGGGGTTTTTTTATGCCTGCAATCGAACTTTTGGTTATCCTAGCCATTTGTTCACTTGGTCAGCTTTGTTCTCTGTTACCTTCCCTCACTATTATCTTAACTGTACGGTCATAAGGGAGTAACATGTACGGTCATAAGGGAGTGTGATGCGCTGAACTGGTTTGGTTTGAGGGAAGGTCAACGAAGCTAACATCTGGTCATGATAGCCACTTGTTCACTGAGTTAACTTCGCGACATTGTGTCGCGTTATTGTCAAGTTAACTTCGTTATACTGCATTGCACAATGTGTAATTTTGTAATAATAGGTGTAATTTTATAAACCCAGTGGTAGCAAGGGTTTCAGCTGTATTATTACATTATTACATTATTACACTAAATAAATTAGCTTTGGGTAATAAAAAAATGATCAAGATATACCATCTGTATATTCTTCGTTATCTTCGTTCAAAGAAGATACGCAGTGCAGAGTTCTTCCCAAAAACGTGTAATAATGTAATTTTACTTACTTATCATGCACTTAAGGTGTAATGATACAAAGCTAACAAAGCTCAAACATGTAATTTTACTTACCTTTCATACACTTAAGGTGTAATTTTATACCAAGCTAACTTTGTACATTTAGTGGTAATTCAAGCACTTAATAAAATTACACATTTCAGGCTCGATTCGACAATATGTCGTTCTCACCTCGTTAATCACCCAATACGACAAAATGTCTATACAGAACGTATATTTATTTATACCATCTGTATAGACAAAATTGTACCTTTTATACCATCTGTATATACCATCTGTATAACATTTTACGTTGGACCAATTCACTTCCCCAAAATATGTTCGCCCCAGTTTCGCGACAAAATGTCGAACATTATATTTGACAATGTCTATTATTCTGTTAGTGTCATATGTGAGGGGAGAAGTTATAAATGTTCGCCAGTGCGGACTTTATACACCTCGAACAAATGGTTATGTTAGCCATTTGTTCACACTCATTTCGAGTGATGTAAGAGGCAGATACATGGACTCAGTTAACTTCTCTCCATTGACTGGAACGGACACCGTAAGACTTACATCACTCACTTTTAAACGGAGAGAACAAAATGAAAAGCACAAATCCACAACAACTTATGCAACAAGCCGAATCGAATCCTGCATCAATAAATTATTACAATGGGGCGGTTGAAGTAATCATTACCGCAACTATCGCTCGATTTCCAACGGCTGAAGATTGCAAATATATTGGCGACGACCTCGAACAATCTTTGAGCTATCTGAAAGCAAACAGTAAATACTTTGATGGAAGGCACAAATTATCTTTACATTGGCAAGGTAAGAATGAAGATGACAAGTTCATACCGCTCCAAATTTGTGTTGGCTTGCCTGACGGAATGGGCTTACCTGTTGAATGGTTCAATATCAGAGAATGTAAATACTAAAAAGGGGAAACAAAATGACTGTATCAACCACAGAGCACAAGATGCTCGAACTCGCAGGATATTTCTACCACTCAACTAATACATGGACAGCACCCATGTGTGTCCTTCAGGCATGTGCAGAATATAAATTGTCTTTAGCACCACATATGTTACGACTGTTCACCTTACACCTCACACGAGGCATAGACATAGCCACAGCGGAAGGAGTTGTATCATTCCATGAAATGCACACAGTGTAGTAACGAAGTTAACAGTGCCAGACATGACTTAGGCTATGACACGTGTATGCCGTGTGGCGAGACAGAGGCTCGACTGAGAGTCCACTGTGTCGTACCCATGCACAAGTCTAATTATGTTGTCATTACCAATAAACAAGACCTTAAAGGAATCAACAACAAAGGAGGGTTCCACAAATGAGAAAATCTAAAGAAGCTAAGCAGAATGACATAGAACGCAAGAGATTATTACAGGCATGTGCAGAATATGAGCGGCACACATTCGTAATAAACGTGAGGCTAAGAGCAGACGCAGTAATTAACAGCAGTGAAGATGCTAGGTTGACCAACATGGCGGCTGATTACTGGGCTGAGAGTGGTTTAAATAGGGAGGGTTGGTGAAGAATGCGGAACAAACTCAAAAGACTTAACAACAAAGAGAGGTCAGAGGCATGGAGGTGGCTATATCGGCATATTAAGTATTTAGCTAAAAACAATACAAAGCCACGTGGCTACCAATACGATAGCAGTATTGCTAAGTGCAGGCTCATAAACAGTGTTCTCGATCAAAATAGATGGGAGAGAAGTATAAGAGGGTATATAGGTCAGGAAGTGAGAGATAATTTATACCCACATCAACTATGGAGAGTTACCCAATGGGCGCAGGGAATTGAGCATCAATGGGATTGGGACAACCTGCCATTTCCTAAGAAGGTTATTGCCTATTGCCGTAAAAACTATGGGGCAACTCAGGAGCCTGCATTTTTGACTGAGAAAATACTTAAGAAGTACAAACCTAAACGTAAAGTTTTTAAATTGAGGAGATAATCATGGGTAGATATTACTCAGGCGATATCGAAGGGAAGTTCTGGTTTGGTAGCCAAAGCAGTGATGATGCGGATAACTTTGGTGTAACAGGTACACCACCTGACTCACACTTAAACTATCACTTCAGAGAAAAAGATTTACCTAATATAGAAAAAGGTCTTGAGGTATGTGAATCAACCTTGAACGACCTGAGTCCTTTTCTATTAGAAATATATCATGAGCACAACTTCTGTAAATCAAGCACGGAGTGGAAAACCATGTATGACACTCCACCGCCTAAACTTACGTTCCCTGCAAATACGAGCTTGAAAACTAAACTGCGATCGCAAAGTGTACTGCTGACTGAAGACCAAATAAACCTAGCAACAGAAGTATATGCTCGGTTGATACTGGGCAGAAAGATTTACATGAAGGTAGTAGAAGATGGTGAATGCTTCTTTGAAGCAGAACTTTAACCAGAACATTTGGCTATCCTAGCCATTTGTTCATAACTTAGGAGAGATGATATGGGATTCTTTTCAGACACTGCACTTGTGCCACACTTTAAGTGTTATCAAGATGTAGTTGATAGATTTAACAGCGCTAAGCACATACGCAATAGCAGTGAAAATGAAAGACGATTGTGTGACAGCGGAATGGATAGTGATAAAGATAAGAACGGCAGGCGACAGAAGCATAAGCTTTTAAAACGTGTTCCGATTACGGCAGATTGTTATGGCGAGCAAATGTATGAAGTGTCTCTTCATGATAATACTATTGTTGAATACCACCCCACTTACTATGCCATAAACATGTGTGGTTGGAACAGCACTAGCACCACTGGTATGTTAGAAAAACTTACAGGGAGTGAGATACATCCGTTTAACCCACATGCCTATGCACCCAAGGGATTCCCTACAACCACAGAGAAAAGAGACCACCGCCGAGGTTATCGCACACCTAAAGTAACTGTAAGATTTAAACGTTGGGAAATGAAAATTCCAGTTACTACCCTCACCAGTGCGGTTGCTGTGTGGTTTCCAGAAGGTCGAGCAACGAACAGAGTGTTGGTAGGACGAACCGAGTTTAATGATTCTGTATCAGGGTATCTCATTGACGACTCAAAAAAATACACGTTTAACTACGATAACACCCCCATTGACACTAAACAGTTTGCTGAGTTTCACAAGTGCAAAGTTAACAGAAAAGAACTAAACAAAGTAAGGAAGGAGGTAAAACCTTTTGTAGATTATGTTAAGGCTACCCTCACACTAACTTCAAACGATGGAGGTAAGTCTGTGCCTCAAGAGTCATGCGGCTTAAGAGAGACCCACACGGGTGAAGTAATTAGTGATTACATACACAACCTCAAGGCTTCAGAAATGTACAGCCTCATATATTTTTACTGTCAGTTAAAAAAATCTAAGGAGGTTAAAAATTATTTTGATTCGATAGATGAAGGTAGGTTGTGGGCAGAAATGCTTGACGCGCTAAAAATAGAGCACCATATACCATACAGGTCGATTGTTTTTATCGAAGATATAATGTGTGACCTAGATAAGATTATGAAACACGCTAACCCACGTACATTAGTACGAGTTAGTTAACCTGAACTTCTGGCTATTGTAGCCAAAAGTTCGCAACTTAAAAGGAGAATGTAATGGAAACAACCATTAGTTTAAAAGAAGCAGAAGAGTTAATTGCCCAAGTGGGTAAAGATTTAACTGTACACCTCAGAGGACAACCAGGAATTGGTAAGTCCACACTACTAACTACACTAGCCAAGAGATTCCCTGACTACGAGCCAGTCTACATTGACTGCGCAGACTTAGACTTGGGTGACTTGGCTATGCCTGCCATGAATCATGAGTCAAAGACCACAGCATTCTACCCAAATGAAAGGTTTGCAATTCATAAAGGTAGACCTGTGCTTGTGATGCTTGATGAGATAACTAAAGCATCTGAGCCTGTCAAGAATATGCTGTTGCCTGTGATGCTTGAACGCAGACTAGGAGCAGTGGAGTTTCATCCTGATAGCATAGTGTTTTCCACAGGTAACCTTACGACTGATGCTGTGGGTGACAACATAAAAGCACATGCTAAGAACAGGATTAGTCAGGTAACAGTGCGCAACCCTAATGACACTGAATGGTGTGCGTGGGGTGGAGATAATGATATAGCACCAGAGATATTGGCTTGGGTTAATCAGTTCCCTCATTGTCTTGCGTCTTACACGGATAAGTCACAGGCTGAGAACTTCTATATCTACAACCCTGCTAAACAACAAGATGCGTTCGTATCACCACGTTCATTAGCTAAGGCTTCATTCATAGTCAAAACAAGACATGAACTAGGAGACAATGCCACGATGGTAGCACTAGCAGGGACTATCGGTGAAGCCGCGGCTCGTGATATGTCTGCGTACTTTAGCCTCGCTGATGCACTACCTACCAGAGAAGCTATCTACAACACACCAGAAAAAGCGAAGTTGCCTGATGACCCCGCGGCCAGAGTTATTCTAATCATGCGTGAGTTGCAGGCATACAACAAGAAAACCTTTCAGGCTGTTACTCAATACTTAGAGAGACTACCTAAAGAGTTACAGGCTCTGTTCTTTACTTCGATCATGAATTCCCAACATCAGTATGAAATATCGAAACTAAAATCATTCACAAACTGGGTAAACAAGAACCACCAATTTTTATAGGAGAATAAATTATGAGTAACGAAAACTTAACTACTAAGCAACGTACAGCTTTATATCTAGCAATAGATGATACTAAATATGCGTATCGAGAGAAATTTGACGATATACCTAAGGTACATACTGAGATGGCAAATTCTATATTGTGGGAATCCTTAGGACGTTATTACTTTCTCGGTCAATATACCTTTGATAAGGCATTAAAATATGCTGAATCAGAGGCTAGTGATTACTTAATGAAATACTCAGGGGAGGATAGTGATGGCGAAGCTAACTAGACCAGAAGATAGGGTTACTAAGGCACACATTCGTATCATGACCAGTCCTGAGTTCTGTATGTTCTCAGGTGTGTTGTCAATAGGGGATATAACTTTTAGCAGAGATATACCTACCGCGTGTACTAATGGACGTGATGTTATCTATAACCCTGACTTCATAGACACGATGAATGATAAGGAGCTTACGTTCGTGATACTTCATGAAGCTATACACAAAGCCTTTCAACATATGACTATGTGGGAAAAGCTGTTCAAGGAAGATGCTAGGTTGACCAACATAGCGGCTGATTACGTAGTTAACAGCAGTATTGTGGAAGCTGACCCCAAGAAAGCGCGGTGTGAAATGCCTAGTAATGCTCTGTATGACAAGAAATATGATGGCATGACAACAAAGCAAATCTTTGAGCAGCTAAAGAAAAACCCTCCTCCACAGGGAGGTAAGGGAGGTGAGGGTAAAGATGGGGATCAAGAGACTTTGGACTCACATGACTGGGAAGGTGCTAAGAAAATGTCTGAAGCGGAGAAAACAAAGACTCAGAAACAGATAGACCAAGCACTGCGCCAAGGAGAAGTAATCAGAGGAAAACTCGGAGGAAATGCTAACAGAGGAGTTAAGGAGTTACTCGCGCCACAAGTGAACTGGCGAGAACAGCTACGAGAGTACGTCACCACTGTGTCCAAGAGTAAAGATGAAACTTCTTTTAAGCGACCACATAGGAGGTTTATAGGTCAGGATATTTATATGCCTTCTATGATAGGTAACTGTGTAAATAAAATAGTTATCGCGGGAGATTTGTCTGGCTCTATCAGTAAGGAAACAGAACGTAAGTTTCTGACTGAGGCAATACAAGTCTGCAAGGATGTTAACCCTAAGAGCATTGACCTTATTTGGTGGGACTATGAGGTGCAAGGACATGAGGTCTACATGGAGGGAGAGTATGACACTATCTTAGAACGCACCAAACCAAAAGGTGGGGGAGGAACTCGTGTTGGGTGTGTAAACAATTTTATTAAAGATAAAAGGTTAGAACCTGATGTTGTAATTATTCTTACTGATGGTTATGTGGAACACGACTGGGGTGGTGATTGGAAGTACCCAACGTTATGGGCGATTACAAGTAAGTATTGTGATTCACCGCACGGTAAATCAATTTATATAGACGAGTAACAAACGAACAAATGGCTATTGTAGCCAAAAGTTCAAGGAGGTGAATATGTATTTTGTAACAATTTTATGGGGTGAAAACCCTAGTAAATATGAGGAACCAGAACAGTATTACTTTAACACTGAGCAAGAACGAGAGGCATTTATGTCTGGAGTAAACACTGCGATGGGGTGGCAAGACTATGACGTGCAGTTTCATAGTACTCCAAAGAAATTTAAACACGAAGAGTTTGATAACTATAAAGGAGAAGAGTAATGAGTGAAATAGAGAAAGCAACGGAGCATATGCTCAAGATAGTAGAAATACTTAAAGGTGTCGATAAACGACTAAAAAATCTGGAGGGTAACAAGATGAATATAGAAGGTGTAGACGCGCAACAAATAATTGATGGGATTAGAGATAATCTGGACTATGGTGAGATAGCAGACCATATAAACCCATCTGATGTTGCTGAGCACATAGATCAAAATAGTATAGTAGAGGATGTAGCACAATACTATGGCGCAGAAGGTATAGCTGAACACATAGATGTAGACCAAGTGGCCGAGCACGTGGAGGTTAATTACAAAGCATTGGCTCAGCATTTAATAAAAGCTTTTATGGGTGGTAAGGAGGATAAGTCATGAGTTCAATAAAAGTAACAGAGAAAGCATTAGAGTTTCGTACACCAAATTGCTATACGCAAAATGGTGATGAAGAAGGAATGAAATGTCGTTGGTATGACGACGTGCATGAGCAGATGGAAATGTTATTTGATAAATGGTTAGAGGAACACCCTGAGTTTAAGGACGCAGACCTTTTTCCATACAACACTAGAGTAGTCTTTGATATTGGAACCAATGAGGAGGATAAGTCATGAGTGATAAAGAAACATTATTAGGAAATTCTCAAGTTAATAAATGTAGTGACGTCGCTACCAACAGCGAAAAGAATTCAGTAACTATTCTATGGGGTCAAGCATTACGTAAAGATAAACCTGACACGTATGAATTTGATACAGAGGAAGAACTTTATGCATTTCTGCATGGAGTTGAGGAGAGTTCTGGGTGGATGGAATATGAAATCTTGTGCGAAATGAGTGATAACACGTGGCAAAAAGATAGTGATGGCACACGTATGGTGGTAACGAGTGACGGCAAATGGAGAGAGGAAGAGGAGGATAAGTGATGGACTATGTAGACACAAAAGTATTTTGGAAAACTATAGCACTAATCAAATCAGTAGGAGATATAACTGAGGAGAGAGGTACTTTAGATTCAGGTAAAAAGAGTGGGATACAACAGGTATTTTATAAAGATGGTGAGGGGATAGTAGTGGGGGAAGTTCTTCGTGAACCCCCCGACCCTACTAACCACTACATTAACTACACATACATAACAAGTAAACCAGAACTTTGGGAAAAAGTTAAGGAGGTATCATGAGTAAACACCCTGTAAGAATCTACCAAGAACAGATGGAAAAAGATGGTGGGTTTGAAGAATGCGAGGAGCATATTGAACTTCTAGAAGATTGTTATCCTGGGTACGTAGAAGATGATGAACATTCTGAACAACAATATGAAATGGTATTTGAAGATAAAGTACAAGAAGCTAGAGACTTACTCTATAACCACCCAGAATCTTTTGCAGAGATAATAGAGGAACTCAGAGCAGAGGATAGAGAATATGATTTTGATTTCGCTAAGGCTTTTATGGATAACTTGAAAGACTTACCCCATGCAGAGGAGGAAACAAATGTCATAAGGTCTCACAGCATAGTAATAAACATACGAAAAGCATATGAAAATTTGATAGACGCATATGCTGAAACATTAACCAGAAAAGAACTAGGAGGATAACATGAGCATAAACTTAGCATCGCAACATTTAAAGCATTGTATTGATGTTAGCATGACGTTTAATTGGAAATTATTTAGCGCTAGGCAACAGAAAAGTATCATAAAGCCTTTGAGAGAGGGTGTGGTAAAAGATAGCGAGTGCACGACAGCGCAACTATCACGTCGTATCGCTAGTAAATGTGGTGTGCCTTTAATTAAAGTGTCGCAGTATGGACTAGAGATTCCATTCAATTCTCACTCACTTATTGATTTAACACACCCTGTTTGGAACGCGCTGATGAGGCACTATCTAATGTGTAAAGTTTTATGTCCCGACATCAGAGGATTAGATGAAAATATAGAAGAGTTGGAAAAACTCCTCAACTGTAAAGCATATCCGCATAGGCCAGAACAAAGTCGTTACAACTGGGATCTGTATTTTACATATGACAAAATAAACCCAAAAGTTTTTACGCAGTTTAAAAAAGATTTAGTTACTCCCGTCAAGCTTAAACCAGAAGACGCGGAGTTTTTAAATAGGTTAGAAAAAGGATTAGAATCAAACATAACCCTTTCTCTTGACCTTCACGGTTGGAATCATGATTACATAAACAGTGCAAGTATTACCAAGACAGCACCAAGTGGTACTAAACTATAAACTATAAACTAGGAGGATTCATTATGGAATCAGTAAGCATAGCATCAAGCGCAGTCCAAATAGATCTCAACATATCTACATGGACAGCACGTAAACTAGATAGAAAAGTTTCAGAAGAGATTGATGGAACTAAGAAAGCTAATACACGAGCAGGCAATTACAACAAGCACTTGCTCGCAGGCACTAAACAACTGAAAGACATTCAGTCATTGACTGGGGAAATAAGAAACTGGCATGTAAAGCAGACACTTCCTTGGTCTGACAATGGTACGCGGTTGTTACCAATGAGTAACTTTTTTAAATACAAGGAACAGCTAACTGAGTATCAGCATCAGTTTGATACTAAAGTGCAACAGCTAGTGCAAGACTATCCTCAGTTAATAAGTCTTTCAGCTTTTAACTTGGGTGAGTTATTTAATCGAGACGATTACCCTCCCGCGGAGGAAATTGAAAGTAAATTCAACCTGAGCTACACTATTATTCCCGTGCCTGAGGCAGGAGATTTTAGAGTAGATATTGGGAACGACATTCGTCAAGAACTTGAGACTCAATATGAGGATGCTTATCAACAAAAGGTGGAGACAGCTATGAGTAGTGCTTGGTCTAGACTACACACCACATTAGAAAATATGGTGGCAAAACTAGCCGACCCCCGATGGAATGAAGAGGACACTAAGAACCCTCAGGTTTATGATTCGTTCATAGGCCATGGGATGGAGCTAACCTCTCTTCTGACAAGTCTTAACATTACAAATGATAATGACTTAGAGCAAGCGAGAATAGGTCTCGAACAAGCATTGGCAGGGGTTCAACCTGACATGATTAAAAACCAACCTTACGTCAGAGAAAAGTTACTCAAGGATGTTCAATCCATTAAGGACTTAATATGAAGGTAATAAAACTGACTGATGAAGATGATGCTGACTATCTTAGGAAAAAAGAAAGGGTAGCCATAGGAACGTTAAAACTAGCAGGAGACGGTTCTTATGTTAAAGGTGTAGGTATGCGTGATGGGGACTTCTATTTACTAGAGGAGACATCCGAAGACTCTGAGTATATGGCTTTTATAGGTGAAGTTGATCCTACACAGCGCCAATGGTTAGTTGATACTATACTGACGAACGGTACAAAAAACACATTAGACATAGACTTACCTCCTATTCCAGAAGGTAGCACTCTTGTTTTCTTCAAAAAAATACGCCGTAAAAAGTGCTTGTTCAGAACTTTATGGGACTTCACGATTGTAGAGAAAAGTTTGTTTTAAACGAACAAATGGTTATCATAGCCAAAAGTTCTATGTTTATGTGATGAGTAAAAAAGTTACAGAGAAGTGGGTAAAGCGCCAAGTGACCAGTCGGTTAAAAGAGCTTGGCGCTTACTACTTCTTCCCTGTGGCAAGTGGGTACATGTCCTCTGGTGTACCTGATATAGTAGCCTGCTACAAAAGTAAATTCATAGGTATCGAATGTAAAGCCAACGGAAACAAACCAACCCCCCTCCAACTTAAAAACCTCAACGAAATAAAACTATCTTCTGGGATTTCTCTGGTCATTGACGAGAATAATCTAGAAGATGTTATTTCCAAGCTGCTAGAACTTTAACCCTTCTCCCATGACACATCAACCGATTCAATAAAAATCTCTAGTCATCTTATGACCGTACATGTTACACTACCTTCCCTTAAAAACCTTCCCCCATTATTGGAGTTAAAATTAAATGCGTAACTTAATAATAATTGATTTTGAAACCTACTACTCTAAAGAGTATGGTCTCAATAAGTTAACGACTGAAGAATATATAAGGGATGAAAGATTTGAGGTAATAGGGGTATCCATTAAAAAAGATAGTTTAGACCCTGTTTGGAAAAGTGGTACTCATGAAGAAATAAAAAATTTTTTGCTATCTTACGATTTAGAAAATAGTTTTGTTGTTGGCCACAATTTAAGATTTGATGGTGCTATTTTAAGTTGGGTATTTAATATTAAACCGAAAGGGCTTATTGATACTTTTAGCATGGCTTCCATACTGCATGGTTTAACAGAATCCCTATCCCTTAAACACCTTTCTGAGCTATACAGTATAGGCGCGAAAGGAAGAGAAGTGTTAGATGCCATCAACAAAAAACGTAGTAATTTCACAATAAAAGAACTAGATGCTTATGGTTTATATTGTTGTAATGATGTAAAACTAACACATGAACTTCTTTTAAAAATGATACCTTCATTTACAAAAGAAGAACTTAAACTTATAGATTTAACCATACGTATGTTTACCGAGCCTTCTCTACGAATAAACAAAACTTTACTCATAAAACATTTACATGAAGTAAAGGAAAACAAACAAAATCTTTTGAACAAAGCTAACGTAGATAAAAAAATATTAATGAGCAATCCTCAGTTTGCTGACCTACTAAGAACCCTACAAATTGACCCACCCATGAAAATAAGTCCCACCACAGGTAAACCCACATTTGCATTTGCTAAAACCGATCAAGGTTTTAAAGACCTCCTTGAGCACCCAGACGAGAAGATTCAAATCCTTGCTGGTGCAAGAATTGGTAACAAATCTACTATAGAAGAAACACGTACGGAAAACTTTATAAACATATCCAACAGGGGATTACTGCCCGTTCCGCTAAAATACTCTGGTGCTGTGGTAACTCACAGGTGGAGTGGTAGTGATGGCATAAATATGCAGAACCTTCCCAGGAGTTCACAGTTAAGACGAGCTTTATGTGCTCCACGAGGACATAAATTAGTGGTTTCAGATTTAAGCAACATAGAATTGCGTTTGGCTTACTGGTTTTCTAACTCCCACCAAAAAGTTAATCAAATAAAACAAGGTATAGACCTGTATACTCAATCCGCATCAGACATCACAGGAACACCTTATGACGAAGTGGATAAGGATTTACGTTATATATTTAAGGTAGTTAATCTATCTGGAATATATGGAGTTGGCCCTAATAAAATGCACAGCATCTTGACACAAGGGGGAGTACAAAAGGATCTCGATGAAGTTAAGAATATAGTGTACGCTTATAGAAGAAACAACCCAGAACTTGTTGAGGCTTGGTCAAAAGCTGAAGAGATGCTAACTGCTGTTATGAATGCCCAAGCATATAAAATGGGGGCGTCTGGTATTATTAGTAGTGTCCCTAAAAAAGGAATGTTGAAACCTAATGGTATGTTACTGGGACTCCCTAACTTACGAATACTAAAAAATAAAGACGGCCGAGAGTCGTGGGCATATGATAAAAAGTTAGGTAGAAAGATAATTCCAGAATATATTCACCCAGCCAAGACTTTTCAAAGGTGTATTCAATCACTCGCTAGAGACGTCATAGGAGAGCACTTAATTTCTGTAGCTGGTAAATTTAAAGTGGTAATGACTGTGCATGATGAATTAGTTATTGTATGCCCTGATAATGATGTAGATAACTGTGTAGAATATGTAAAAAAGTGTATGACAACCGCTCCGACATGGTGTGAGGATTTACCTCTTGCATGTGAAATTGGTTACGCTGACAACTATATGGATGCTAAATAATGAAAAAATTTACTTGGTCTTATTCTAGTGCTACTACATTTGAAAAATGTCCTAAGCAATACTACCACCTGTACGTAAAAAAAGACGTTAAGCAAGACCCCAACCAAAAACATTTTTTATATGGTAACGAAGTTCACAAAGCCGCAGAATTATATGTTAGAGATAGTGTGCCCCTCCCTGATAAGTTTTCTCAATTTCAAGCGCCATTAGATAAATTAATTTCTATCCCAGGAGAAAAATTTTGTGAGCATAAAATTGGGCTAACGCAAACCCTTGAACCCACTGAGTTTTTTTCTGACGTCGTGTGGTGGAGAGGGGTAATTGATTTATTGATACTTGACAAAGACCAAAAGGTAGCTACAATTATAGATTATAAAACAGGAAAAAATAGTCGTTACGCAGACATGCGCCAACTATCTTTAATGAGTGTAGCAATATTCAAACATTTTCCTGGAATAGAAAAGATTAAGTCAGCATTATTATTTTTAGTGAGCAAAGAAGTTTTACGATCTGACTACAAAATTGAAAAAGTTGACGATATGTATAAAGAGTGGGGTTCATTGGTTAAGAGAATAAACCAAGCTTATGAAAGTGATGTATTTAATGCGTCCCCTAACTTTGCATGTCGTAGTTTTTGCCCAGTCGAACAATGCGCACACTGGGGCAAATGATGATTAAGAAAAGAAAAAGAAATTACCAAAAAGAAAATGAGTACAAGAAAAGACCAGAGCAAATAGCGGCGCGTGTAAAAAGAAATGCTGCTCGCAGACTACTCATACGAGAAGGTTTAGTAAAAAAAGGTGATGGCACACATGTAAACCATAAAGTCCCTTTAAGTAAGGGTGGTTCTAACGATAGGAAAAATCTAAGTGTTAGAGACGGAAAAAAGAATAGTTCCTATGCTAGAAACAAAGACGGTTCGATGAAAAGAAAAACTTAACATAAGAGGTCTTCATGACATTCTACATAGAAGCAAACATCGGTGAGAAAGAAAGATGCATCACGGTAGAAGCTATCACTGTAGAAGAAGCAGAAGAAAAAGCTCATAAGTTGTTAGGGGAAGGTTGTTTCATCCAAGCTGTTTCTACATTTCAACCATCACAACGGTCATAAGTTAGGGGAAGGTTATGCTAGATAGTCTATGCATTATATTTTATACGGCTTATTTTAAGTGGGCTGATGGTTCGTACAACCCTATCCCTCAAACGACAAACCGCATTGAGATTAAAACTGAAAAGCTTAAAACTTTATTATTGAAAACAAAAAACAATACTTGGTATGGAATTGTAAACGGTAAAATTTTTTATGGAGAACTGCCTAAGTATAGAAACTACATTTGTAAGTTAGCTGATAAAGAACTTTTACCAGAGGTAGCTTATAAAAGACGTGCAGTTTTAGTAGAGAATTAAAATGCAGTATATAAAAGACTCTAACATTTTAAGACCTCCTACTCCTAAAGAAATAAAAGACCTTAGAACAGATACTGGGTTAACTGTTGCTCAAGCATCTAACCTAATACATAAAACAGCACGATCTTTTCAAAGATGGGAACGAGGGGATGGTGATATGCCCTTAGCTTATTGGGAGCTGTTTGAACTAAAATGTAAAGTTCTTAAAATGCGTGAAGGCGCTATGGTTTAAATGGAAGACTTTTATGTACCAAATGAAAAAGAAATTAAAGGGCACAGACTACGAGCGCAAATGACACAGGGTCAAGCGGCCAAGTGTTGTTGTGTAGCACAGGCTACTTGGGCCAGGTGGGAATCTGGTAGGAACAAAATGCCACCAGGTTTGTGGAAATTATTTTTAATTGAGCTTAAATATGAAAGTGATATTAAAGAAGTTGAAGAAGAAATACCGGCGACTTCTTTAGACGAAATAACTGAAACATGGGATCAAGATTATATTAGTCAATTAGAGGGACGTTAAAAATGAGTGAAGAAAAATTGTTAAAAATGGACGGATACAACAACTGCCTAATTGGAAAAATATCCGGGGCAGGCATGCCAGACAAATTATGTTACAGCTATGATTTAGTTATTAAAGAAAATATGAACATGGGTATGACACATGAAGAAGCAGTGGAGTACTTTGAGTATAATCAAAGAGGTGCTTATGTGGGCGAGCATACACCTTGCTTCCTAGAGAACATAGCATTTACAAATGAAGATCTATAAATGGAAATATATAAAGACAAAGCTTTAATAGTAAACACAAAAAACCCTAACCTTATACTATCTAGTATACCTAAAAGTAGGGTTTTAAAGTCTTATGAGAATGGTGTTTCACAAGTTGTAGTTAACTGGGGTATTGATGAAGTAATTACTTTATCTAAATTAGTTAAATGGCCACCTTCACCAATAACTAAAGACTATAAATGGCCCGGCATATACAAACCATTTAATCACCAAAAAGAAACAGCTGATTTTTTATCAGCTCATAAGAGAGCATACTGCTTGAGTGAAGCGGGCACAGGTAAAACCTCTGGGGTTATATGGGCCGCAGATTACTTGATGGAACAAGGTAAAATTAAAAGAATGTTAGTTGTATGCCCTCTATCTATTATGAAGGCCGCCTGGGAAGCAGATTTATTTAAGACTGCTATGCATAGAACTGTAGCCATAGCACATGGAAGCGCTGAAAAAAGAAAGAAAATTTTAGCTCAAAATACTGACATTGTTGTTATTAACTACGATGGCATTGAAGTTGTGCGAAAAGAATTAAAAGAAGGTAAGTTCGATTTAATAGTAGTGGACGAAGCTAACTACATTAAAACTGTTACAACTAAACGATGGAAATCACTTAACAAACTAATTGACCCAGACACATGGGTATGGTTGTTAACTGGTACACCCGCCGCACAATCACCGTTCGATGCATATGGATTAGCTAAAATGGTAAACCCCGTTGCTGTACCACGTTATGCCGGTACGTTTAAAGATATGGTTATGCAAAAAGTTGGTCAGTTTAAATGGATACCTAGATACAACGCTCAGGATATAGTATTTAAAACATTACAGCCTGCTATACGCCACACAAAAGAGGAATGCCTGGACTTACCAGATGTGCTGTACACGTGTAGAGAAGTAGAGTTAACACCCCAGCAAAACAAATATTACAAAAAACTTAAGAAAGATATGTATATGCAAGCGGCGGGGGAAGAAATAACTGTGGTCAATGCGGGAGTTATGCTGACCAAATTATTACAGGTTAGTGCGGGATCTATATATTCAGACAATGGTGAGACTATAGAGTTCGATATAAAAAATAGACTTACAGCGCTCAAAGAAATAATAAATGAAGCAACTCATAAGGTATTAGTCTTTTGTTCTTTTAGACATAGCATTAACAGGATTAAAGACGAGCTAAACAATAGCAATATAACTTGTGAGTCTATACATGGTGATGTGTCTATGGGCAAAAGGACTGAAATATTTAACAACTTTCAAACAACTCCGGACCCGCAAGTATTAATTATTCAGCCTCAAGCTGCTTCTCATGGGATTACTTTACACGCGGCTAACGTAGTAGTTTTTTGGTCGCCTGTGTTGTCAGTAGAAACTTACATACAATGTTGCGCCAGGGTTGACAGAGCAGGGCAACGTAACCCTATGACTGTAGTTCATCTGCAAGGTAGTCCAGTAGAAGAGAGAATGTATAAAATGTTGCAGGGCAAAATAGACTTACATACACAGTTAGTTGATTTATATAAGGAAGAAATAGGGGTTTGACATTGTAAAAATGTATGCTATGCTTTAGTTTTAATCAAAACGGGGGTAAATAAAGGTGAATGAAATAATGACAAGTACTAGAAGCGACGGTTTAAAAACAGTTGTAGAAATGGTTGAGATAAAAGCTATGACTGGCGAAGACATTGAACGGATTATGAAAGCCATCTTAGAATTACGTGAAAAAATAGCCACTCACGAAAATGAAGCAAAAAAAATGAAAAAAGAAAAATCAGAACTCGATAATATTCTTATTGAAGCTTGCCGTTATTTAAAAACTGATAGTCTTAAAAATAAAGTGGGAACACTCAGTAGACGAGTTAAAAAACGTTATTGGACTACAGATTGGCCAAGCATGTATAAGTTTATTAAAGACAAAGGCCTTATAGAGTTTATGGAAAAAAGGCTAAACCAAACAAATATAAAAGAATATATAGCTGAAAACCCTGATGAGTTACCACCAGGTTTAAGCTCATCTTCTGAATATACGGTGTCTATCCGTAAAAATAGAAGCTACGAGGAGGTAGAATAATGACAAGTGAAATAGATGTATTTAAAGACAAACCTACAGAAATGGTTAAAAGTAATAGAGAGGATGGGTTTTCTCATAACATAACTGGAAGCTCATCTACAAGCAAAAGGATTTCTATACGTAATAATTTATTTAGATTAATTATTAACGGGGAAGAAATTAGCAAAAGCAATCAACGACACTTAGATGTGGTTATTGTAAATGCTTCTCCTTCTGTGCACAGGATGTTTTACCCTGAAGCATACAGACCGGGGACTAAATTATCTCCACCTTCATGTTGGAGTTCTGACGCTCAAGTTCCTGATAAAGATGTATTAGAACCACAGCATAAAGATTGCTCTGAATGTCCACAAAACATTAAAGGCTCAGGCCCTAATAACACTAAAGCATGTAGGTTTAGTAGACGCATAGCTGTTGTTATGGCAGATAATTTAGAAGGCGATGTATATCAATTAACTCTTCCTGCTCAATCTATATTTGGAACGGGTGATGATACTGGTAAACCATTAAATAAATATGCGGATTACGTAAAAGCAAATAAAGAAGCCGTAGGCTCAGTAGTTACTCGTATGTCTTTTGATGAAAACTCTTCCAGTACTAAGGTTAAGTTTTCGCCGGTCTCTAGATTATCGGATGAAGAATTTGAAATATCTAAAGGCCAGGGAGCTACTGAAGATGCTCAACGAGCTATTACTTTAACTGTAGTTAAAAGAGAGCCTGAGGTGGATGAAAAAGATTTACCTAAAGCTTTTAGATTAACTGAAAAAGATGAAAGCGATGAAATTGAAGCTGAGAAAAAAGAAGCAGTTGCTGAACCTGTTAAGAAAAAAACAAGTAGAAAAAAGAAAACTAAAACTGAAACGCCTCAAGGCGATATGTTTAAAGAGTCTGAAGACAAACCCGTACAAGACACAGGTGATGTGAGTCTTGATGATTTAGTATCTGATTGGGAGTAGGAGATAATATGAGAGGTTATTCACAAAAAGTAATTAATGATAATAAAAAAGCTACACCTGTAACACCCGGCATAAAGTTAGGTAAATTATGTATCAAACTTATGTACCCCGCGGCAGAGATAGCTAAAAAACTAAGTACATCTAGGCAATGCGTTTATAATTGGTTTTGTGGTAAGTCCACACCCAGTAAAAATAACATTGAAAAAATAAATCAGTTAATAAAAGATTTAACTGCTGAATATAAATGATGCCGCACCATGCAAATAAAAGAATTTTTACGCCATGTGTGGTCGGAACAGGGCTTCTATTGCGTTGTAGGTAAAGATCAACAGAATATTATTCACCCTAAATTTGTCAAAACTATTGACGAAGTAGAGAGACAAGCGCTTAAACTTTTAAAAGATAAACAAGACGTTTATTTTGCTTGCTCTACATGGGTTGAACCTACTGATAGAAAAAAGCCTAATGCTAAAGAACAACGTATCTTATGGTTAGATATTGACTGCGGTTATGATGAAAAGAAACGCCGCTGGAAAGACTATCGTACCAAAGAAGATGCTCTTGTTGCTTTACGAAAATTTACTGATGATACTAAATTACCAGCTCCTACATTAATTGATTCTGGGAGAGGTATACATTGTTATTGGTCATTCACTGAACCTGTAGACAAAGTGGTCTGGCTTCCTGTATCTCAAGGTCTTAAATTTTTATGCGTTAAGTATAGTTTTTATGCTGACCCCATGTGCACAGCTGATGTAACTCGTATACTCAGAATACCCAACACTAAAAATTTTAAAGACATCGACGACCCTCAAGAAGTCAAAGTCATAAAAACAGGTAAGCCAACTCCATTTGAAGAACTTGCGTCTCTTATACCAGTGCAAGTGGTAAAAGAATTTACACCGCGAAGAGAAGCAGATGCGGCCACCAAAGCATTACTAGGTAATAATTCATCTAGATTTAGAAAAATTATTGAGCGTTGTAAAATAGACGACGGGTGTGCGCAGTTACACCATATAATGACAAAACAACAAGAAATAGAAGAA